GCGCGACCAATTGGTCCGTTGGAGTGGACAATAGCGACAGCGATAGTTTCAAGATTACAAATACCACCGGAGTGGGCTCTAACGAAAAGCTCACGATTACTACTGCCGGAGCCGCCACCTTCGCGGGCGCGGTGACTTTTAACGGAGCCACGACGCACAGCGGCAGCGCCACATTTAACTCTGGCGCTCGTATTATCCCAGACGGTGGTTCTGCGTCTGCTACTGGCGTAGGGTTCACGGCTGGAAACGGATTTTTTTACACGGGCTCAAACATTGTTCGCATTGCGGCCGCTGGCGTGGAGGCGGCGACGTTCTCCGCTACTGCCGCCACCTTCGCGGGCGCGGTGACGGTGGCTGGCAACCTAACTATAACCGCATCTGGCAAGCAAACACTTGGGCAAAGCGTTAATGCAACGGTTTACGCAGGAAATAGCACTACACTAGATCAAGCAATAATTCTCTCGAATACTCGCCGCGCAAACTATGGCGATGTAATGATCGCAAAGAATCTTGAGGGTGTAGCTTCTACCGATAGTTATGCAACTCCAGGAACAACTGTTGCTACAGGATACGCCGCTGTTGAGATGCGCTACGGCGGCGCTGTCAGAGTGTATGGCAATAGCGGCGCTACAACAGCAGCCGCAACTGTTTCACCCAACGTTTTAGCAGAATTTACTCCAACAAGTGTAGCATTAAATCAAAATACTAGTGTCACTGGAAATCTTACAGTCAGCGGTAACTTGATAATTAACGGCACCACAACTACTGTTAATTCCACAGTATCTACGATCAAGGATCCAATCGTTACTTTAGGAGGCGGTGACGCTGGAACTGCTGCTGCATCCGATGATAACAAGGACCGCGGCATTGAATTCAAGTGGCACAATGGAACTGCAGCAAAGACTGGATTCTTCGGATTCGATGACAGCACTGGGTACTTTACCTTTATTCCAGATGCAACAAATACAAGCGAGGTATTCAGCGGAACTCAAGGCGATATTCAGGCATCTAATTTCCGTGGAAACCTGATCGGTAACGTTACTGGAAATGTCAGCGGATCTGCTGGATCTGTTGCGACACTGACTGCCGGATCATATCTGACTGGTACATCATCATCATTTAATGGATCTACCGCTGTCACGTTTGCGGTTGATGCAACTTCTGCAAACACAGTTTCTAAGGTTGTGGCTCGTGATGCGAGTGGTAACTTTAGTGCGGGTACAATTACTGCTGCGCTATCAGGAAATGCTTCTACATCGAGTGATTCCAGCTTATTGAATGGAATTTCTGCGATTAACCTGTATAACAACATGGGAGAAGGCCATGGCCAGCGCACCTCCTTTGATGCTACTACACCGTCTTACGGCTTTGGTTATAGATACGTGCAAGGATCGACGAATGGCCCTGGTACGGGTGGCGGTGTAAGCGGTCAATTTTATTCGTGGTACATCGGTTTGGGCTCTCAATATCCTGCAACTGGAGCCAACTCGCATGGCGCGATGTTTGCAGTTGACCGCAATTCTGCGACACCTTATCTTTCTGTTAGATTTAATGAATCTAATGCCTTTGGTTCATGGTATAAGATTCGCGCGGGCGCAGCCGATAGTTGGTCCACAGCACGCACATTAACTATCGGATCAACTGGCAAATCAGTAAATGGATCTGCGGATGTCGCATGGACAGCATCTGAAATCGGCACGTCAGCAAACACCGCTAGTACAATTGTAGCGCGTGACGCAAGCGGATCATTTTCTGCTGGTGCATCTAACTTTATTGGTCCAGCAACTACGACAGCATATGCGCTTCGAGTTGCTAAAGGTAATGCTGCCGATACGGGCGGCCACACCACATTCCTAGGAATGGCGTGCGAAACTACATCATGGTCAAAAGGCGCGATTGGGTGGACTCGTACTGGATCATACGATACCGGACAACTTGGCTTCTTCATTAATACTGCAGTTGACGCAACTAGTGCGGCAACATCCGACCTCAAGATGGTCATTCTTGGAAACGGAAATGTTGGTATCGGATTAGCATTCGGCACTGCGCCTTCTTACAAGCTAGAAGTTAGTGGAACTGGATATTTTAGCGGAGCACTATCATCCGGTGGTACAATTACCAGTTCAGGCAATTTAACAGTAACAGGCGGCACTATCACTGGTGGCGCAAGCGGATTATCACTTGCTGCCGGCGGCACTAATCAGAATATAACACTTACTTCTAGTGGTACTGGCAGAATTGATATCGTCGGACCTGCCAATGCAATTGCAGCAAGAATCGGTGCGGCAAGTCAATATCTGACGGTCGGTTCTTATACTCCAAATTCGGCGGGTGCAACTCTTGGATATAATGGAACTCAGTACTTAGGACTTAATGCTTTCTTTGGAGTTCTTGTGGGGCGCACCTATGTATCTAACAATACTACTGCTCCTGCCGATGGAATGATAATACAGGGCAACGTTGGTATCGGGACAACGAGTCCTTCGGCAAAATTAGATATCTCCGGTAATTCAGTTCAAGACGTAGGTTTAGTTAGATTCATTAATGATTCAACGTCTGGAACATTTGTTCCAACTGCAAGCTTTATTCAAACTCGCGGTAATCATAGTTACGGTACAGTTGCGGAATTTAGAGTTAACACCGCTGGCGACACTGATCGACCGACAATTTTATTCAGATCAGCGCAAGCTGCACACCAATGGCGCGTAGGTCAAGTAACTTCTGGATGGGGAACAAATGATAATTTTGGAATTGGTTATGTCGCGTCAAATGCTTCTCCAGTTGCATGGCCAACAAATTATTTTACAATTACTACCGGCGGTAATGTTGGAATTGGAGTAACTGGTCCATCATACAAACTTGAAGTCAACGGTTCATTTGCAGCAACAACTAAGAGCTTCGTAATTAAGCATCCGACAAAGGAAGGTAAGAAGCTTCGCTACGGATCGCTCGAAGGTCCTGAGAATGGCGTATATGTCCGAGGCAAGCTCAAGGGATCGAATGTCATCGAGCTTCCTGACTACTGGACAAAGCTTATTGATCCTGAGTCGATCACTGTTCAGCTCACACCGATCGGCTCGCACCAGAAGCTGTATGTCGAGAAGATCGAGGATAATAAGGTTTATATCGCAAACGAGAATCTGCTCGCGAAGGCGATCAACTGCTTCTTCTATGTGCTTGCAGAACGTATCGATGTTGAGAAACTTCAGGTCGAAATTGACGCATAATGGCTACATATTATTCACCTAGATCTGTCACTGATGGGCTAGTGCTTTCCCTTGATGCGGGAAATAATAAAAGCCATGCGCGAAATCGATTCTTGGCCTATGGATCTGGTACAGTAACAGAAAATGTTTCATTTGCTATTCAGGGAAATGGTACTTTTCAAAGAGTTGCTGCGGGCACTGTAGTTGGTGGATACACGATCAAGACCGAGGATGTAGTCTATAGTTATGCGCTCGGATCAAATGGCTGTCATTATCATGGTAACTCGGTGCAGGTACCATCTGGCGTTTATGTGACTTTTTCCTGTGATTATTTGGTGACCGGGGCGACAAACTATCCCGTGAATTCTGCGTTATTAGTATTAGAAAACTATGGAGGAAATGCTTTGGGTGGGCAAGTAAATGTTGCAAATAGCATACAAGATGTATGGCAAAGAGCATCAATGACAGTTGGGCCTACTGCGGGCATAGGAACTCAGGCTATGTTTTTGTATCCTGGATTATGCGGAACACGCCTTGCTGATTCTGGAACTCTTTATATGCGAAATCCGCTTGTCGAATGGAAGAATACTGACAGTGGTAATACAGGATACAATTCCTCAACAAATCTGGGTATTTGGTACGATATGAGTAGAAATGGGTACAATGGTACATTCAGTGGAGTGCCAGTTTATAATTCATCTAACAATGGGCATTTGGCATTTGACGGCGTGGATGATTACATCGATCTTGGAAGCACTATTCCGGCTGGCGCATTTTCTACTAGTCAGGCAGTAAGTATTTTTACTTACGCAAAAATATCATCGGTTGTTTCAAAGAATACTCTAATCAGTTTCAATGCTGAAAGAAGCTTTTTCTTACCGGGAAATAGGTTAACAACGACTTATCAATTATACTGGGATTCAGTTGCTGGATGGAAAAACGGCACTAATTCATCTTGGACCGTTGATCAATGGTATTATTTGGGCTGGACAATATCAGGTACAACGCTGACGTTTTATGTCAACGGAGTTGCAAATGGCACTGCTACAGTTTCCGCATTTACTCCAACAGCATCGACACCAGTAAGAATCGGATTTGCGAATGCTGGAGAGTATGCGGCAGGATCTATTGCATCTGTTTCTGTTTATAATAGAGCGTTGACTACAACGGAAATACTGCAGAACTTTAATGCGCTGAGAGGACGCTTTGGGTTAACATGAGCTATCATACTAGTCCGAGGATCGTTACAGACAATCTGGTAATGTATATCGATGCCGGTAATAGTAAAAGCTATAAAGGAGAAGCTACTACTAATTTAATTGGATCTCAATCTTTGTCTTATGGTATATACGCATATGTAACAGGGCCGGTTTCTGCATCTGCACAGTTTTACGATTTTTCTCCTATAACTGTCAATCGTTTTACTGTATCTCAGGTCGTTAATACTGCAAGATCAGCATTTTTTCCAACGGTGAGTGTTGGCCAACCGTATACTTTTTCATGTTATATCAGATACAATGGCAGTAATACTGCTACTCCGTCATTTGTTGTTTCTGCTGCAAAACCACAACCGGAAGGTGGTAACACAATTGCTTTATCTCAAAGTACCCAGACTCAAACAGCTCTTACAAACAATTGGTACAGACTAATTTACAATTTTACAATATCTTCCAATACCGCAAGCGCGTGTATTTTAACTATTGGTCTAGCTACTGGATCAGATACTGCTTACTTAAATCAAACTTTTGATGTTTATCAGCCGCAAATAGAAGCAAAGGCTTATGCCACTCAATTTGTTGCAAATACGCGCGGGACGACTGTTGCCACTGGCGGAGGGCTGTATGACCTATCTGGAAATTCCAATCACTGTACAGTAACATCTACTGGGATTACTACTGTATCGACATATGGCGGTGGAGCGGCATGCGATGGATCTTCCGGGTATATCGAGTTGCCATCTATTACTAATGGAATTAATCGTTCAGTGGATATTGTCTATAGACAAATCAATCTAAATGGTGGTTGGGGTCCACTCTGGAGAAACGATTGGCGCGAAAGAATTTTTACAACTTCATCGACGATAATCAATGCACCTGGAACATACTATTCGATATCTGGACCAGTTGGTGATACGAATATGGTTCAGATCTGCTATACTATCGATGGATTGACTCTTCGATCTTATAGAAATGCATCTCTTCTTAGCACAGATACGATGAATGGCTATATGAATCAGGGTTCTTTCTCGTACAGATTTGGATATCAGTGTGGAGGAGCAACGTGTACTAATGTTGCCGTAGAGATTTATTCGGTAAAGTTCTACAATAAAGGATTAACATCTTCTGAAGTATTACAAAACTTTAATGCTACAAAACGCCGCTACGGACTATGAGCGTAATTGCTAATTCTATCATACAACAGAATGGTTTAGTGTATTACTTCGATGCCGGCAATTTGAAGTGTTATCGAGGCGATGCCACCATTAACACTATTCCGAATCCATCAATTAACGCGTACCCAACAATTGGAAATGGATGGGGAAGTTACAATACAAATCAGTATGGAAGTGGAACATATTTTTCGATTGGAACGGTATCCAGTGTAAGCAATAACATCGTTACGATGTCTGCAAACCATAGTTTAAGATCTTATGATGTAATGCAGCCACAGACGAGCGGCGGCGGTGTAACTGCAGCCACTAATTATCTCATCAAAAAATTATCTGCCACTACCTTTAGCCTCCATAATTACAATTCATCTCAGGATGGATCTCAGGGTTACATTAGTGCATCTACGAATACTCATAAAGTTTATGATGATTTTGCAAATGATGTTAAAGTCTCAATTAATGCAACAAATTTTCCTACGATGTGGTGGGGAGCACCGCATTTACCAAATTCTGGACTAGTTAAAGAAATTATTACGGGTGGATATAACGTAGATCTTTACGCAAAAACAGATTGTATTCGGTTGCACTACATCCGAGATGACGATGTAAAAGACGGAATGTCGTATAGCGTTGATGCGACAGTAACTCCTGGCGTGCCGAATACCCATTCATGCTGGGCAAGAGCAATTACGCCAAATGCTGTTGGAAAAAATGTAGGTGTTACTATTTACAACTACGGCGCGAATTCGCCGGTATACTATGGATACAATATTACTCTTGGCGCATTAGGAGTGTGGCAAAGGTTTACTAATACATTTACTCCAGTCAATGCGAATATTATTTCGTACTGGTTTGGCAGTGGATCTGGCACATACAAATGGGACTTAGCTAATATACAGGTGGAAGCAAAGGGATACGCAACTCGATTCGTAGCTGGTACGCGCGGAACTACAGTTGCCACAAGCGGCGGCGCATATGACTTATCTGGTAACTCTAATCACGGAACACTAGTGGGCGGACCAGTTTATAGTACGTTAGGAGGGGGAAGCTTAACATTCGATGGATCGGATGACTATGTAGATCTAGGAACAAATAGCAGTATAGTTAATGTCACAAATAACATTACAGTCATAGCATGGATTCGTACAGCATCTCCGAATTCTCGCATGACGATATATGGTAATGGATATGGCGGCACCGGAATGATATTTGGCACTAGCGCGAATACTCCCGGTGGCCTGGAAGTGTATTATCCTTCAATTTGGGTGGCTTATTCTACTGGAGGAGTTCTACAAGCAAATACTTGGCAACAGGTATGCTATACCCGGTCTGGCACAGGACTGAATACCCATGCATTTTATATCAATGGAGTAGCTCAAACAGTTACGCAGACTGCAAATGGTGGTGACGCATTTGCTAACTCTGGTACTAATCGATATATTGGCTTAAGATCTGGAGTAATGATGAATGGCAATATTGCTACTCTTGGAGTTTATAACCGCAATTTAACTGCGGCCGAGGTACTTCAGAATTTTAATGCCACGAAAGGCCGTTTTGGTCTTTAATAAATAGCAATAACTTACTCAATATGGCATCAGACATCGTAATCACACCTAGCAGAGGCAGCACAACCGTCAATGCAAAGATCGACTTCACTGGCGCATCGACAGCATCCTCACAGATTCGCCTCGAGGTTCTACCTGATAACTCGCTGAGTTTCGTGGGCACCACTGGATCGTTGTTCAGCATCGCAGACAGTGTGACTGGAAGTCTGATGTCAGTCAACGATGCATCGGGTCTTCCGATTCTTGAGGTATTTGATACCGACAAGGTCGTGATGGGTCAGTACAATCAGAACACTCTGGTTGTCAATGGAACTCAGGTGGGTATCGGAACCGGTTCTCCCACAAATAAACTCACTATTGCCGGAGTAAACAGTAATGGAATTACTCTGACAGGATCAAATGCAACGATCACATCTGCTGGAACAACTCCAAATCTGATACTTTCGGCAGGTACTAATATTTACCTGCGCCCAACTAGTGGATACACTGTAACAGTAGATACCGGAAATGGGCTACAAGCAACTACAGGGGATATTCGCGCGCCATCGTTTATTGATTCGGCTGATTCAACATATTCTTTAGATTTAAATTCTACTGCGGATACAGCATTGCGGATCAGAGGCGGTGCAGTATTTGGGCCAAACTCGACTTGGTCGAGATATCTGATGGTTGGTGGAAACGGTAGAAGTAATTATACTGACAATACTCAGTATGCAAGCGTTACTACGACAAATGGTAATTTGCATCTAGATGCCGCGAGTGGATTTAATAGTTATATTAATTGGTATGACGGCACTGATTTAATTGTTGGTGCCGGAGATTCTTCTACAGAAAGATTTAGAGTTTATGGCTCCTCAAACTATACTTTTGCCAGCGGAGAAATAAGATCCCCAGTATTTAAAGATTCGGCTGATACAGCATATTATGTCGATCCAAACGCAACAAGCGTACTATCTAAGCTGTCGATAGGAAATGCTCCGTATGTTTCATCCATTCAGGCCGGTGCACTAGAATTGGGAAGAACGGATACAAATTATCAGTATACCAGCGGATGGACAGGATCAATGCAAGGTGGTATTTTAGCAAATTGTTCGGACAATTGGGAGTTTGTAATTCACGACTCTGGGCATAGGCTCGCTTCAGCATTTGAATTTCGAGGAGCTGGAACAAACGTAATGCGCTTAGGAAGAGATCTTGGGTGGGGCGTCACACCTATTGAAATTCCTGGAAATTTAACGGTAGTCGGAAATCTTACTGTAAATGGAACAACCACTACAGTCAATTCTACTACAGTTACAATCGATGATCCTATCTTTACTTTAGGTGGAGATACTGCGCCAGCATCAGACGACAATAAAGATAGAGGAATTGAATTCCGCTGGCATAATGGCACAGCAGCGAAGGCAGGATTCTTCGGATTTGATGATAGTACTGGGTACTTTACTTTTATTCCAGATTCTACAAATACGTCGGAAGTATTTAGCGGCACTCAAGGCGACATTCAGGCATCTAATTTTAGAGGCAACGTCGTAGGAGGAACTGTCACTGTAGCTGGAACGTTGACGATTAACAAGAGCGGAACAAATTCTGATATTATTTTCCCGGCTCAAGCTAACGATCCTGGTTATATTCGACACTACGAAAGTAATAATACTGCTATTATGTATTTCAACGTGTCTGATGACACGAACGATGAATTCCACTTTGGATACACTGGCGATCCATCTACCTTCAGATTAAGGTCAGACGGAACTGTTCTAGAAGGAATTTGGCAAGGTTCTTCTATCACCACCACATATACTGATGCGAAGGTAGCGACGTTGACCGGTCAATCAGGCAGAATTCTAATTCAAGGTGGTGTTTCCGCTAGCGCACAAACTTTAGGATTATCAATACCAGTCGCATTCGACCAAACACTGAAGAACAATGCGCGAAACATTACTGGCGGTGGAACAATTAGTGTTTCTGCTTCCGGTGAAGTAAAGTGGTCAGCAAGATTTATCATTATTTCAGGTGGCCGCGGTGCAAATTACGCAACAAGCGGATATTGGGATATCGATTGCCCCACATCCGGCACGATCACTGGTGTTGGTGGAGCAGCAAACCAAACGGCAAATGCCAATGGAATTCCGATGGGTGGATGGCAAGCACTTTATTATATCTTGCCGATTGGAAGCGGAAATGGCAGCCTAGCGGCAAATTTCCGTCTAGTACATTACAGTTCAGATTTGGATATTCCAATCGACTGGGTACTAATTTGCGTCAGAAATAGCGATACAGATACATTTTATTTTCCGAATGGAGTAGTACTAGGCCTTGGAGGAGCTTCTGCTAGAGGCTTACAAACTTCTGCAAATACTGCAAATGCCGTAGTCATAAGAGATGGATCCGGTAACTTCAGCGCAGGAACAGTCACAGCTACGCAATTCAATGGATCTGGCGCAGGGCTTTCGTCAGGCACTGTTCCAATTGCATCGCTTGTGGCCGGTGATTACTCATCGAAGATTACTTCTGGAACATATTCGATCAACGTTACTTCTGCTGATCAAATTGATGGCGTAGCATTTCGTAATACCGGCAGCAATGCTGGAACGGCCGCCGATAGCCTTGAGCAAAATGGAATAACATATGTTAATAGCAATATTTCATTACTTGGGCAAACCGATGGCGCTTTATTTTCTCAGGCATATAATTCAACTTGGCAGCACCAAATATATGGAGATTATAGAACTGGTCAAATTGTTGTTCGTGGTAAAAATAACGGCACATGGCAATCTTGGCGTACAGTATTAGATTCGTCTAATTATACTTCTTATACTGGTCATATTGGTAACGGCACGCTGACGCTGAATACCTCTGGAAGCGGTATTTCCGGTTCCGCGTCGTTTACCGCAAATCAAAGTGGTGCCGGCACGTTTACTGTAACATCAAATGCTACTTCAGCAAATACTGCCAGTACGCTCGTGTTCCGTGATACTAACGGCGATTTTCAGGCGCGCAATATTACCACACAGGACGATTATACAAATGGATGGTTTAGAAATAATAGTAACAACACTGGCCTTTATAATCAGTCAACTTATTTGCACCTTTCCTCAACTGGCGCAAACACGAGCTATTTAGATATTTCTACAGTAGGTTCTACTAATTCGGGTATTAGATTCTATACCGGAGGCCACGTTAATACTTTACGTGGCTATATTGTAGCAAATACATCTAATGAATTGATGCTATGGAATGCTGGTGGAAGCTATTCCGCGCGATTCACAAGCACACAAAGTGAAATCTATCAGGATACTTATGTTCCAACATTGTATGGGAACATAATGTATGATAGACAGAGTACGAGTTTTTACGTAGATCCTGGTTCCACATCTGTTCTTAATCGTCTAAATGTTGCCGGATACTCGATGCGCTCCAGCGCAACGCTTGATTTATCAAATACCGGAACGTACTCTACGACTAATTATTATCCTGTCACAATTCCTTTAGCAACTGGAATGCCGACAAGGATGAGAATTGTCAATGCGTTAAATTCAAATGTTCCTTCTTGGTCAACGCATGGCAGTGGATTTACGTGCCATGTTGAATGGACATCGAACGGCTCTGGATGGGGAACAATTGCAGTTCAACGGTCAATTCACCGATATACCGAAGGATATACAAATTCTACCATTTGCGGCGGTATTACGCAAATGACAAATGGAAGTATTGAAGTGATCTGGCTTCGTGGCGGTGGTAGATACTATTTTGAGGCCGATGCAGATGTTACTCCAACTATACAAAGTACAACATATACAAATAACGGTCAATCAGTAACTCCAGGAAGTGCGCCGCAAAATGACGTTTTATCTGCTGCAACAGATACTCGTCCGTCATTTCAGAGACTAAATCTTACTATGAGCACTGGCACGGCGCCGATGACAGTTTCATCGACCACGCTGGTCACAAACCTAAATGCTGACCTGCTCGATGGATATAACTCTGCCGAAACCGGGTCAAGTATAATCTTACGTACTCAATCTAATGGCTATCTCAATATCGACAATTGGATACAAGTTGGCAGTGCCGGCCTTTATAGTTCTGTAAATAGCGCTCACTGGACCCCAAATCAATCAGGCTCATATTCTCCATGGAGAATAATTAATTCTCGAGGAGGTTATGGTGGTATTTACGATGACTATAGCGGCGTTAATTGGATGCACGACAGCGCTGGCAACGGAGGCATTTACAGACAGGGTAATGGCCGCTGGATTTTATATCATAACGTTGCAAATAACTGCACATCAATCAATGGTTCCAACAATACATCCGGATATGGGCTGTATGTCAATGGCAATAGTTACGTATCAGGCTATGAAAGAGTTGGTGGTGGAAATCTCTATATAGACGGCAATTATGGTAGAGGCGTTGTTGGGTTATATAACGCGGCGCGGTACCAAGGCGTATTCGCAATGGGAGATTCCTATAAGTTGGCCGATGATGGTACTACCACAGGATCTCTATATGGTATCGCTTGGTCGCATCCAAATGCGGGTGGTGTGGCTGCAAATCTGAATACTCACGGCGCACTGGTGATGGAAAACGGAACATTCCTAGCTGCAATCTCAGGATCTATTCGATGCCGAGATGATATGCGCGCTCCAAGGTTTTACGATAGCGGTGATACAAATTATTATGTCGACCCGGCCTCTACCAGTATATTAAATGCAGTTACTGCTACAGAAATAAGAAGTAGCAGATATACAGATTCCAGCGGGAACTTCTTATTTAGACTCGCAACTGGTACAGAAGTTGCTCGATCAATTAATCTTGCTGACAGCACAAATGATCCAGCTACGGTTGTAAGCAATTACGGCGGTACTGGAATCACTTGGGGGCAGCATGCTAACCCATATTATATGATCTATATGGGTAGGGAAACCTACGGCGGCGATTATACCAAATTAACACTTGCGTGGCACACCGGAATCAAGATTGGGGCGTATAGTGGTTGGGGCGGTGTAAGATTCTATAATAATTCTCCATTTACCGGAACTGAAATCTTTTCTGTTGGTAAAGGTGACAATCACGTCCGCGTAGAAAATAATCTATATGTTGGCCAGCTAATCGACATTAGCAACAGTACTTACTATGTCGATCCTGCATCAAGTACACGACTAAATGGCGGAATCCAGCTAGATGGATCATTGGGTGTAGGTACTGCAGGATCCGGTACCGCTGGCGAAATTCGCGCAACGAATAACATTACTGCTTACTATTCCGATGATCGCCTGAAGACGAAGCTTGGTGCAATCGAGAATCCAATCGAGAAGGTCAAGTCACTCTCTGGATTCTACTTCGAGGCCAACGAAACAGCAGTTGCTCTTGGTTACCAAAAGAAGCGCGAGGTCGGTGTTTCAGCCCAAGAAGTTCAGGCAATTCTTCCTGAGATCATTGCGCCTGCTCCGATTGACGATAAGTATATGACTGTACGATATGAAAAGCTTATACCACTCCTGATTGAGGCTATCAAGGAGCAACAAAAACAGATCGAGGAACTTAAGTCTCTACTCTCGAACAATAAATAATCACTACTATGGCACTAACATATACCTGGAAAATCACTTCTCTTAAGAAGAAAAACAGCGGATCACTCAATGGAGTGGTCTTTCAAACATATTGGCAGAAGACCGGCACAGATGAGAATGGTCACACCGGCGTGTTCTCAGGAGCGACTCCGTTTGATCCCGCTCAGGTCGATCCAAATAATTTCGTGGCATTCGAGCAGCTCACAGAGGCTACCGTTCTTGGGTGGATTCAGTCTGTTGTGACTGGCCCATACGAGGAGCACGTGAACGAGCAGATTCAGCGTCAGATCGACGAGAAGGTCAATGCGTCATCTGAAGTCGCAGAGGGTGCATTCCCATGGTCACCAACGGCTCCTGCCACACCTGATCCTGTAGTGCCCGCGGTTCCTCCTACGACCACTCCGCCGCCAGCAGGGTAAGCTTAGTCAATTCTAATGCAGGCTCGGGTAATTCCGAGCCTGTTTCTTTTGGTATATAAATAGATCATCTAATTTACCATGGCACTACCATCAACAGGCGCGATTTCGCTCAATGCAGTCAATGTGGAGCTTAACCTTCCGGGTACTACGACAATTTCTTTGAATCAGTCAAGTGTGCGTACACTGTTTGGCGTAGCGAGTGGTGCAATCAGAATGTCGGATGGATATGGAAAGAGCAGCGCAGTAGTTGCAGCAGTAACAAATCTTACTGGATCTCCAGCATATATTTGCCAAAATGCGAATTGGGATGATGAGATTTCTTGGTATATTGGAAGCGGTACTGGTAGTATTACAGTTTATTTACAGAGAACAGCATATAATAATTGCTCAGGGTGGTCAGAACACGCAACAGCAATTGCTACTGTAACGGCCGGATCCTGGATTACTATACAACCGGAATCTTATAGAACAGTTAGTAATAATATGGCATACAGACTCAGAATGGTAAATTCTGCTGGAACGTCATACTCCGCTGGAATTGGAGTAGTATTTGATCACTGCAACAACTTCGATTATTGCAGCACAACCGATAACTGCCAAGATAATGGATCATGGGGATGTCATAATTGTAGCGAATCGTGTACTTGCAATGCCTGCAATTATGACTGCAATTGCGATTGCTCATTTGGATATGGTACTGGCGGATGCGATTGCGGAAATGCGTGTGATTGGTGCGCAAATTCACAAAACTATGAATGCACCTGCGATTGCTATGGATGCTGTGATGAAAATAATGAAAACTGCACCTGTGATTGCTATGGATGCTGCAGTTGGGTAAGCAATCCTAATTATCCGTGCCCGTGCGGCCAATCGCCGTGTGATACTTACTGCACTTGCCCGTGCGGTGAAACATGCAGCAATGGAAATCGCTATACGTGTTTTCAACATGAATATAATGTTTACACTTCCTCATGGGCCGCATGCGCTTAAATAATGTGATTATGAATACAATACCAGAACCAAATATTCCAAATAATTCGGTGCTTACTCCTGAGAAATTTCAGGAGATTAAGTCCGCACTTGAATCAGAAAATTCAGTGCAGTTTCCATCTGCATTTCAGATGGCGCGGAATCTATTAAAACAGGCATGGACATCGAGTATTGATGTTGCCCGCGGCCAACCTTTGCTAGCGTCTGCCGAAAAATCCAAGGCGCGCATGGATATTTGTAAAGGGTGCGAATTTTTGCGCGATACTCGCTGCATGAAGTGCGGATGTTTTATGGACAAAAAGGTACATATCGAAAGCGCTCAGTGCCCAACTAATAAGTGGGGCGCAGATCTGCAGAGATTATATCCCGCAGAAATTGCGCAGAAAAATTTAGAAAGTCCACATCGTACTTTACATAATATCGATATTCACAAAGAATTTTCCGCTGACGATGCTGCAGCAATTGATCGTCTTGCCACGGAATCTCTTGAATTTGATGGACGTTTTTCCTGGAAAGGCATGCAATTTAAGGCAATTGTTGCTCCAAATGGTGCAAGACAAATATCGCAACTGCAACCAAAAATTTCTGTAGCGACATCAATGCCAAATCATAAGAATCTTTCTGTTGAAGAGCAGATCGAGTTTAATAATCTTTTGGTAAAACATCAAGCGCCAGATCAGAATAAAGTATTTGCGTACAAATCTCAGATTTTTCATCTGACGCCACGCACATCGAAAGATGCAAAACCTGGACAGTTTATGATAAACGTGATTGATCCGAACAATCCGCCACCAGGTGTAGTACTACCACCGACAGTTCCAGCGCCAACGACATAAACTATGTCCACAGACCAGCAAGAATTTCGCGCGCTGATAGAGAAGCACAAAGCTGCTGATCAGCCTAAGACCTTTGAATATAAAGGCACATACTACACATTGCGCCGCGATGAGTATAACGTAATGAACTGGATAATTACGCCAATGTCAGTAGAAAAATACAACAGTACAATTACTGGAATTCCATTAAATATTGTTACTGCACCAGCACCAGTAGAAAATAACACCTCTTCTTAATATGCCTACTATACATTTTGGAATGCAGGAAGAAGAAATTGCAATTCTTAATCAGAGAATTGAGAATGCAAAGCAGCCGGGTAATTCTCGTGTATTTGAGTTCAAGGGGCATTACATTAAATTGACAGAAAATTCTGGTACTTGGTCACAGAGCATTTTAACACCCGAGCAAGTAGCTCAGCTAAACCAGCAATAACCCGCTTCGATGGCCTCACCTAATTCCAGACAAACTCTCATCGATTACTGCCTACGTTCACTCGGACAGCCAGTAATTGAGATCAATGTAGACGACGATCAGATTTCTGACCGCGTGGATGAGGCTATTCAGTTTTATCGTGAGTATCACTCGGATGCGATCATTCGCCACTATCGAAAGCATCAGCTGACACAGCAAAACATCACCGACGGATATATTGATATTCCCGACCAGCTCCTGTTCGTATCTCGTATTTTTCCGCTGGGGAATAATACCGTGTCTTCCTCGGGTATGTGGTCTGCTCGCTATCAGATGCACCTGAATGATGTCTACGATCTTCAGTACGCAGGTGCTCTTGTCAATTACGAGATGACACGCCAATTCCTGGAGATGCTGGATATGCAGCTGAACGGTGTTCCTCCAGTACGGTTCAACCGCCATATGAATCGTCTGTACATCGACCTTGACTGGGGATATCGAGCAGTTGCTGGCGACTATGTGATGGTCGATGCATATTCTGCAATTGATCCAGAAACATACACCGACATCTACAACGATATGTTCCTGAAGAAGTATACCACAGCACTTATCAAGCGTCAGTGGGGTATCAACCTGAAGAAGTTTGAGGGTATTCAGCTTCCGGGTGGAGTTACAATGAACGGCCAGCAAATTTACCAAGAAGCAATTGAAGAAATCAAACAGCTTGAAGACGAGATGGAGTTAAAGTACGAGAAGCCAGTCGATTTCTTTGTAGGATAATCTATGGCGCGCAACGTATACTTCTCTCAGACTGTCAAGTCCGAGCAGAACCTTTATGAGGATCTGATCGTAGAGTCGTTGAAGATCTACGGACAAGACTGTTACTATCTGCCGCGTAATATGGTGTCACGCGATATGATACTCAACGAGGCAATCGAGTCTAAGTTCGATGACGCTTATATGGTCGAGATGTACCTGGAAAACGTCGATGGATTTGATGGCGACGGATCGCTATTCACCAAATTTGGCCTGGAGATCCGCGAGCAAGCAACGTTTGTAGTTGCGAAGCGAACATGGGATAAGCTAGTAGGGGTCTGGAATAATGGCATTATTTCGAGTCGTCCAGCAGAAGGTGATCTAATTTACCTGCCATTTTCAAAGAGCTTCATGGAGATCAAGTTTGTGGATCATCAATCTCCGTTCTATCAGCTCTCAAAGTTCCCGGTCTATAAACTACGCTGCGAGCTCTTTGAATACTCCAATGAGGAAGTCAAGACTGGTATTCCGGAACTTGACAAGCTTGAGCAGCAGTTCAGCACAGAATACTTCGTGCAGATCGAAGGCGGCACCGGCGCGTCATTTGTCCTCGGTGAAGACGTCAAGCAGGTATTGGTGCCCGCAACGAGTGGAAGTGATTCAGAGGAAATTTATGGTAAGGTGCTAAAGATTGATAGAGAATCTCCAACAGCAGCAATTAAACTTGCACTTGGAGGTATCTCAACGAATACCGGTGCATTTGCCAAATTTAGAGTAACAACGGGTTCGTCGGATAAACTCATTGGTATTACTTCCGGAGCACAGTGGAACATTACCGGAATATTCGAAATCGATAATACACAGACAAATCTGACATTTGTAAATAATGCACAGGGTGCTCAGAATCGAGCAATGGAAGTAACTGCGGATACTATTATCGACTTTACGGAACACAATCCATTTGGAGATCCATCAAATGTTTAGCGGACACTTTTACCACGCAACAATCAGAAAGACTGTAGCGGTATTTGGCACGCTATTCAATAACGTTTCTGTCGTTAGAAAAGATGGAGACGGCAATGTCGTCAATATAACTCGAGTGCCACTTGCGTATGGCCCTAAGCAAAAATTCCTTGCGCGTTTAGATGAGCAGCCAGGATTAGACAATACGAAGATTGCAATGAAGCTGCCGCGTATGTCTTTTGAGATTGTCACGATGGTCTATGATAGCTCAATCAAGACTAATCGCAATAATCTGATCACTGTTGCTCAGACTGGAGTCAATGCCACGAAGAAGACAGTAAGAACATTTGCGCCTTATCGCATGGGTTTGCAGTTATCGATCATGGCTAAAAATCAGGATGATGCATTGCAGATCATCGAGCAAATTCTTCCATATTTTCAGCCAGAATATAGCGTGACGATCAAAGATCTCGATAGCCTAAATCTTAAGACTGATATTCCATTTGTACTGACTGGTGTGGAAATGAATGAAGATTATGAAGGTGATTTTCTGCAACGCCGCGCGATCATTTACACGTTAGATTTTGAGACACGGCTAAGATTCTATGGGCCTATCTCCGATAGAGATGTGATTCATAATGTTCTGGTAGATTTTCGCAATCAGGATACACTAAAGCCTATTGAGCGTATCGACATTGAACAGACAAGTCCAACTGGGCCAATTACAACTCAACTGATTCCGTTCACGGACTTTGATTAATCGCTATTACTTATATTATGAGTAAAACAAGTGAAGAATTAATCAAGAAGCTCGAGGAAAATATGCCGGTGCCGCCGCCGCCTCCTGGTCAGGATGACGTAAAGGATGACTACGAGTTTTCGCGTGAGACATATCGCAATCTTGTTAGCAAGTCAAACGAGGCAATCGAGCAGATGCTGAACCTTGCGATGCAGTCTGAGCATCCGCGTGCGTTTGAAGTTCTCAGCAATATGCTAAAGAACACCTCAGATATGACAGACAAACTAATGGCGCTGCAAAAAGCCAAGAAAGAAATCCAAAAGAAGGAAGAAGCTGCTGCTGAAGCAAAGCCTGCTCTGACACAGAACAATCTGTTTTTAGGATCAACAACAGATCTGCAAAAGCACCTGATAGAGCAACTAAAGGAGAAAAATGTCACAGCCTCAGAACCAGATGTTCGTCAAGAACGCTGATCTGGGGTACCTCGGTAA